CTTCTGGATTTAAAAAGTTTTCTACTCTTGAAATTCCATCATCTCCAGATATAAGTAGTGGAATTTCTACCAACCAAAATTTAGGATTTATAGGAGCAATTCAGAATTTAGATTCTGTAATTGATTTAGATTGTGTATTTAATTTCGATCTAGCTAGAGAAAATTTACTTGCAATTGGAGATTTAACTACCTCAAATCAAATTATTTTCAATTCCAGATTAATTCAAGATTATAGAGAATCATCTGGAAATAGAGTTCTTGACATTGACAATATTTCAGAATTTTTCAATAGTAAAGCTAGATTTGAACCATTTATTGAAGTTAATAAAAAACTTTACTCTGATGTTCGATATGTAAAGTATTTTGTGACTGCTACAGATACATTATTCTCTAGTGAATCTATGTTTAATATAGTCTCACTAATTCATGATGATTCATTTACCTACATCAATCAGTATGCAAAATTATTTTCCCAAGACGATTTGGGATATTTTGATGCAAGGATTGTTTCGGATAACATAGAATTACTTTTCTATCCAGATAAATTTAGTATTAATGACTACAATTTAAATGTATGTAGTTTTAATTTGGATGAGACTATTTCTGGAATTGGTACTTTATCTTTAGGTGATGTAGTATCTTTAAACACTCATACAACGACTTTACCACAAGGAACATCAGGCATTTCTACGATTGTTTCTATTGGAAGCACTTATAGAGCACTCAAACTTCACACTTTAATTTCTGATGCGGATAATAATGAGTATGAATCTGTAGAAATAAATGTCATTCATGATGACACTGATGTATACATTACTGATTATGCAAGTTTAGAATCTAATTTCTCATCATCGTATGGAACAGGAATAGGAACATTTGATGCTTCTATTTCTGGTTCAAATCTAATAGTTTCATTTACACCAAATGTATCTACTGCTTCTACATATACCATAAATTCATTAACTATTGGAATTGCAAATACCTCTGCAACTGGAGTGGCGACAGAAACAATGTTGCAAAATTACATTGAATCTGAATTCATAGCAATTTCTTCTTCACCATCTCCATCTACAGTAGCAATTTCTTCTTTTGCTGGGAGTGATTATAATTCAGCATACTATGCAGTTTCTATCGAGGACTTGACAAATAATGAATATCAATTCAGTGAAGTTGTATCTTTGTTTAATCCAGATGCAAATACTTCCGATCAAGTAGAGTATGGTATTGTAAATACTGGTTCTAATTTAGGTATTTTATCTACCGGAACTATTGGTTCTGGTGTATCCGAAAAAGTTGTATTATTTTTTACCCCAGATGCAAACATTGATTATGAAGTAAGATTATTTAAATTTGTTTTTGGGGGTAGTAATCAGTATGATTTTATTGGAATAGAAACAAATAAATCTGAAATTGAACAAGATTTTGGATCATATACTGGAACTCTTAATGATGTCAAAAAATCTTTCAATCTTACCTATAACGATAATCCAATCTTCAAAAAAACCTTTGATGGAACAAGCACAAATTATATAAATCTTGACGAAGATACTTTCTTAGTTTCTAATCATTTCTTTACTACCGGAGAAGAAATTGTATATAATCAAGGAGGGACTACTGGATCTCCTATTGGAATATCAACAACAACTATTCCCGGAATAGGTTCTACTGATATTCTTCCATCATCAGTATATGTCGTTAAGATTAATGATTTGGTAATTAGAGTATCTGGATCTGCTACTGATGCCTTAACAGTACCTCCCGTTTATCTGGACATTGCAAATGTTGGAGTTGGAACAAATCATCAGTTTAATTCTAAAAAGCAAAATACAAAAGCACTTATTTCCATTGACAATGTAATTCAATCTCCAGTAGTTGCTACTGCAAAAACTACATCACTTACGACAGACGTAACTACACTCAATAACATTGTTTCTGTTGATGATGCCTTACAATTATCTGGTGGAGATTTACTTAAGATTAATGATGAGATTATTAAAATAAACGTTGTTAATTATAATAATATAGAAAATAATGTTTTAGTGACTAGATCTCAATTAGGATCTAAAATTGAAAACCATTTATCTGGATCTATTGTTAGAAAAGTGAACGCAAATTATAATATTATAGACAATACAATTTATTTTGCAGATGCACCTAAAGGAGAAGTTCCTAATGAAAATCCATCTGACCCAGAAGAAGTCGATTTTAATAGCATAAAAACATCTTCTACATTTAGTGGAAGAGTTTTCTTGAAGTCAGGAGTAGAAGGAACTGGAATAACTCCTTATAGTAATAATTATATCTTCGATTCTGTTTCTGATCAATTTAATGGAATTGATGATACATTCACTATTCAATCTGATGGTCAAGATATCATAGGAATTTCCACTAATAATGGAGTTACTTTAATTAGAAGTGTTCTTCAGCAACCTGCGAGAAACAGTGCTATTCCAATTCAAGGTTCTTATGATCTCGTAGAGTCTTCAGGGATAACCTCTATAACCTTCACAGGAGACCCTGTACAGGCAGTTTATGATACCAATACATCAAGTATACCTAGAGGAGGTATTATCATCTCTGTGGGTTCTTCTGCTGGGTTTGGTTATCAACCATTAGTTTCTGCTGGTGGCACTGCTATCATCTCTGGTCTTGGAACAGTTTCCACTGTTAGTATTGGAAACAGTGGGTCTGGTTACAGAGTAGGAATTCAGACAGTTAATGTGGGTGTTGCCACTGAAATTTCCGAAGTTCCTACTATTCAATTTATTGGAACTGCTGTTGTTAATAATGGTAATGTTATTTCCGTAGACATTACTGAAACTGTAGGTGGATTTATATCATCTATGCCTCCAACGATAGTATTTGATGCTCCATTAGCATATTCAAATATACCACTGATTTATAGTTCCTCTACTCCACAGGCAGGAGTTGGAACTCAAGCAACTATAGACATTCAAGTAAGTTTGGATAGTAGTGTTCTTAATTTCCAAATTCAAAATTATGGTTATGCTTACAAAAAAGATGACATTCTTACTATTCCTATTAATGGATTAGAAGGTGTTCCTACAGATTCTTCATTATCATTAGAAGAATTTCAATTATCCATTGAAGAGATTTACGAAGATGAAATTTCTTCTTGGCATTTTGGTAAGATAATTTCTATTGACCCGATTGATGATTTAATAAATGGTACTAGGAGATTTTTCCCTCTTAAAATTGATGGAAAACAAACTTCATTTGAATCTAGACCAGGATCAAATCTTAATTTAGCAAATAACTTAATTATTACCATTAATGATGTCCTCCAAGTTCCAGGAGAATCTTATGTATTTAATGGCGGAAGTGTAATTGAATTCATAGAAGCTCCTCAGTCTTTTGATGACAAATCATCAAAACTTACTAATGTATCAACTTCGAAAATTTTATTCTACGAAGGAACAAACGGAATTGACGTTCGAGATGTTGATATTTTAGAAACAGTGAAAGTTGGTGATACTCTTAGATTGGATTCCGACGATCAAAATCTGAAAGAAAAATCTAGAGTTGTCAATGAAATTGTTTCATCAGATGCTGTTAGAACTAATGTTTATTCTGGAAGAGGAATTTCGGATGATGAAAATCTTATTAGAAATGCAATTTGGTGTAAGCAAAGAAATGATTTGTTCTTATCCTCAGCATCTTTTGTTGGATCTGCAAGTTCTTCTAGAGGGTTCTTGGTTTCTAAGGCAAGATCTTCTTTATCACCAAATATAAACCCTTCTGCATACTTGATAAAAGATCTTTCTATTAGTGATAATGAATTATTTGTTGATAACTTAAAGACTTTCTTTGATAGTTTTGATGAACTTGGTACAATTGACAATACATTTAAAACTATAAAAATATTTAATCAAGATAATTTAGTTTCATGTGCTGCTACTGCCGTAGTATCATCTACAGGAACTATAACTTCCATAGAAATTAGTGAGAGTGGCGTTGGTTATAGTACAACACCTTCGGTTATTATTTCTTCTCCAGTTGGACTTGGAACGACTGCTACTGGAACTGCTACATTGTCTGGTTCTTCAGTTTCTATAATAAATCTTACAAATTCTGGTTCTGGTTATACTTCATCCACACCACCATCAGTTCTTGTTGAATTTCCAGAAAGAACTCTTGAAACTATCACAAAAGTAGAATATGAAGGTGATTTTGGAATTATTACTGGAATTGGAACTACTTCTATTGTTGGAGTTGCTTCTACTGGAATTGTATTTGACTTGTTTATTCCAGAAAATTCATTTATAAGAGATTCTGAAATAACAGGTTCAGCATCTACTTCTATAAGCGGAATCCAAACAGGATACTATTTTACTATTAGAAATAGTAATGTTGGATATGGATTAACTTCACTTGATGAAAGTAATAATGTGATTGGAATTGGATCTACTTTTATAGATAATGTTTATAGAGTTTCTCAAGTTTCTATTGCACAAACTACAGTTTCTGGTGTAGGAACTACCTCAATTGCACAAGTAGTTGTAAGTGTTTCGGATTATAATGGACTAGTCAGTTTAGGTCAAACTTATTATTATGGCGATTATAGTTGGGGTAGAATTAGTAATTTGACTAGATCTAATCCAAAACAATTTGATGTATATCAAAATGGAATTTCTGGAATTGAGACTTCTGCAATTATCCAGAGATCTAAACCATTAAAGAATGATCTTTATTCTTCATAAATAAATAAATAAAAAACCTATAAAAATGTCGGCAATTATAACTGATCAGTTAAGAATATTGAACGCTAGTAATTTTGTATCTAAAGTTACTAACTCGGATGATAATTCTTACTATGCATTTATTGGATTGCCAAATGCTACTGAATATGCTTCAGATTGGGATGTTATTCCACCAGCACCTAAAGATTCTTTTGATCAAGAGAATGATTATTGGGATACTATGATAGGGTTGTCAAAAATTCTACCCCAAGATGCATCTCAAGTTGTAAAAAAGAATGAATGGGAATCTGGATCAATTTATGATATGTATCGCCATGATATAACATCATCAAATATTTCTCCTCAGTCTGGAGCAACAAGTCTCTACTCTTCAAATTATTATGTAATTAATGAAGATTTGAATGTTTATATCTGCTTAGATAATGGAGCATCCCCAGAGAATGATTTTAAAGGAAATCAATCTTTAGATGAACCTACATTTATTGCACTAGAACCAAGAAAAGCAGGTAACAGTGGAGATGGTTATGTTTGGAAATATCTCTATACGATTAAACCAAGAGATTTAATAAAATTTGAATCTGTATTCTACATGCCCACACCAAAAAATTGGGCAACAAATACAGACACTCAAGCAGTTAAAAATCATGCTTCTTCTAGTGGACAATTAAAAATTGCAAAAATTAGAAATAGAGGAGTAGGTGTAACATTTACTTCAGGTAATACAATCACAGATGTTCCAATTAAAGGCGATGGAACTGGTGCCTTTGCTACGGTAATTTTAAATAATGATCAGAAAGTTCAAAGTGTTGTTATTTCCAAAGGAGGTTCTGGTTATACTTTCGGGACACTTGATTTAGTATCCAGAGGAGTAAGTATTCAAGATACTGCGCCAGTATTTGATATAATTATCCCACCAAAAGGTGGTCATGGATTTGATATTTATAATGAACTTGGAGCATCAAATGTTCTTCTTTATACCAGAATTGAAAATACCACAGAAAATCCTGATTTTATTACAGGAAATCAAATCTCAAGATTTGGTATAGTTGAAAATGCATTAAAATATGCATCCTCAGAAATTCTAGAGGATTCGACAGTAAGTTCTTTGTATGCATTAAAATTAAAATCATTAAACACCCAATCTACAGATTTTTATAAAGAGGTAACAATTGAAGCAGATTCTTTCTTTACTCAAACATTAGATACTAATGTAACTGCTGCTGGTAGAGTAATTTCTTACGATAAGAATACAGGAGTTTTAAAGTATTGGCAAGATAGAAGACTTGTTGGATTTAATACTGATGGAACTAGAAATTCTTCTCCTTCTTATGGGTTTAATTTAGAAAGATTTACTGATACTCCAACTTCAAATGGGAGTGTAGAAATAAACTTTGATAATGGAGTTGATTTGGAAATTAATATTAGTTTTGACGGTTCAACTGAGACAATAAATAATAATACATATCAATTAGGACAATCCTTTATTAAAGGAGTTTCCAATCCAGAAGTTGAGAAGTATTCTGGAAACATAATTTATGTTGATAACAGACCTTCTATAACTAGATCATCAAATCAAAAAGAAGATATTAAAGTAATTTTGCAATTCTAAGGAAGCATGTCACAGGAAACCAATCTCAACGTCTCACCTTACTTTGACGATTATGATCCCCAAAAAGATTATTATAAAGTATTATTTAAGCCAGGATATCCAGTTCAGGCTAGAGAATTAAATACTTTACAATCAATTGCACAAAATCAAACTGAGCAATTTGGTAAGCATTTATTTAAAGAAGGGTCTGTAGTCATACCTGGACAGTTAAAATATGAAAATCCATTGTATGCTGTTCAGATTGAATCAGAATACAATGGTATTCCTGTGTCTGTTTACTTTAATGATCTTAAAGGAGTAAAAGTAAAAGGTCTAACCAGTGGTGTTAGTGCAGAAGTAGTAATTCTCTTAACTGATACAGATTCAGAAAAAGGAAATTACACATTATATGTAAAATATCTTGGTAGTGGTGGTGATAATTTTGATACTAAAATTTTCTCAAGTTCAGAAACTTTAATCTTAGAATCTGACGTTTCTTTTGGAAATAATAGTTTTCTTCAGACGGGCGAAGGTTTTGCTAACACTATTTCAGAAAATGCTATATCTGAAGGTAGTGCTGTAACTGTATCTGAAGGTGTTTACTTTGTAAGAGGAGTTTTTGCTAGAGTAGAAACACAAACAATTTTACTAGACCAGTATGGAATTAACCCATCATACAAGGTTGGATTTGATGTATTAGAAACTATTGTAAATTCTGATGAAGATGATACTCTATTCGACAATTCCAAAGGATTTTCCAATTTTGCTGCTCCTGGTGCAGATAGATTTAAGATAGAACTTAGGTTATCAAAAAGAGAAGTTGATGACTTAAATACAGATTCTTTTGTAGAAATTCTTAGAATTAATGGAGGAACTCCACAATTTTTTGATGAAAATCCACAGTATAATTTAATCAGAGAAGAATTAGCAAGAAGAACTTTTGATGAATCTGGAGATTATTTCGTAAAACCATTTACTGTTAATGTTAGAGACAGTCTTAACGATAGAGTATTAAATAGAGGAATTTATTTCGAAGGACAGACTACCGTAGAAGGAAATAATCCATCTGAAGACTCAATGGTTTATCAGATTGGTCCAGGAAAGGCATATGTTAAAGGGTATGATGTAGAAACTATTTCTCCTACATTAATAGATGTAAAGAAAGCAAGAACTACAGAAAAATCTCCTCAAATTAACTTATCATATAATTCCGGAACGTTAGCAATTTTAAATAACGGAACTGGTGCTCCATCAATAGGACTTGGGACTGATGCTGTTGTTTATCTTCAGAGTGAGCGTAAGGGTTTAGACTCTGACGTACAATCTGGCACTACTATTGGTGTCGCAAGAGTTTATGATTTTGTTCCAGAAAGTGATTATGTAGATCAAACAAGTAGATTGCAGTTACGTCTTTTTGATTTAAAAACATACACTACTATTGGATTAACCACTTCAATTTCTGGAGGGTTATCATTACCCGCATTTATTAGAGGCAAAAATAGTAACGCTACTGGATATCTCAAAACTGCTTTGGGATCTTTAGATACAGAGATGACTTTATATGAAACTACAGGCAATTTCTTAGAGAATGAGCAGATAGTTATTAATGGAATTGATAATGGTAGATTAATAAACTCTGTAACTGATTATTCTGTTTCTGATATTAAGTCTGTTTATGGAACAAATTCTGTAGGATTATCTACATTTAATGCAGATTTAGTTCTTTCGAGAAGATCATATACTGCAAAGCCAGGAACAACTTTTAAAGTAGATAATGGTGTTGTCTCTGTTGGATTAGATACTAAATTCATCAATGTAGTAAAAGTAGGTGATATTGTTTCTTATGCAAGTACTGAATTTACTGGTGATCCTATCTACAATAGAGTAACTGCTGTAGGTGCTTCAGGAACAAACTTTACAATTTCTTCAATTACTGACGTAACTGGAGTTTGTAATGGTACTCTTCCTACTGGATCTTTTGAAGTAACTAATATTCTTAAGTATCAACCAAGTTTAAATTCTAGAAATAACTCATTTTTAACAAAACTAAATCATGAAAATGTCTCTCAGATTAGTTTAAATGAGACTGAAATTATTCAAAGAAGAACTTTTAATGTTGCAAGTTTTACTGGGTCTTCTTTTAGTATTGATATAGATGCAGATGATACTGATGTATTCTTTGAATCTTTTGATGAAGATAGATATTTGATTTCTTATGAGGATAGCACTACAGAATTAATGAGACAAGATAAGTTTTTATTGTCTCTTGATGGTAAAACTGTAACTTTTAATGGTTTATCAAAAGCAAGTGGAAGTAATACTGAAGTTATTGCTACAGTCAAGAACATAAAACCAAACTCAAAGAATAAAAAATTAAATAAAGTTGGCAAGATAACTGTAGAAAATTCTTCATTAGTTTCTTCTGGTATTGGAACAACTACTTTAAATGATGGACTATCTTACAGTAATGTGTATGGAACTAGAGTACAAGATAAAGAAATTAGTTTAAATGTTCCTGATGTTGTTAGGGTCTTAGCGGTTTATGAATCTGATAATACTTCTAATCCAACTCTTCCCCAATTACAACTAACTGGTTCTTCTGGAAATTCTAATTACATTGTTGGTGAACGCATAGAAGGAAAATCATCAGGCGCTATTGCAATAGTAACTTCTAAAGTTAGTGTAGATAAGTTAGAATATACTTATTTAAATACTAGTCAGTTTTCCTTAGGGGAGATTGTTTCTGGAAAAGATTCTGAAGAAGAATCCATAGTATCTGCAAAAATACTTTCAAGTAAAAATATTACTCAAAACTTTGATTTTGATGATGGACAGAGAGATACATTTTATGATTTCTCCAGAATCCTCAGAAGGCAAGGCGTAGAATCCCCCAAAAAGAGATTAACAGTTATATTCCAAAACTATACTATTGACTCTTCAGATACTGGAGAATTTATTACAGCAAATAGTTATTCTCAAGAGAACTTTAAACATGATGTTGGTTTTTATCAAGGTTCAAGATTAACTGATTTTGTTGACATTAGACCAAGAGTTGCTCCATATACATTAACAAATAAATCTCCATTTGAATTTGATTCGAGAAATTTTGCGTCTGATGGACAGTATTCTGATTACATTTTGGTGCCAAATGAAAATATCCTTTTAGACTATGAGTTTTATGTTGGTAGAATTGATACTATCTTCTTAAATCCTGATGGACAGTTCCAGATTCTTTCTGGTGAACCATCAGCAAATCCACAACCAGCAGAATCTATATCTACTGGATTGAGTATTGCCACAGTGTTCATTCCCCCATATGTATTCAATACGAAGAATATAAATGTCTTTATGTCTGTGCATAAAAGATATAGAATGCAAGACATCTCATTATTGGAAGATAGGATTCATAGAGTAGAAAGATTTACTACTCTTTCTATGCTTGAATCCAAAACTGAAAACTTTATGATTAAAGATGCAGAAACTGGATTAGATAGATTCAAGTGTGGATTCTTTGTGGATAATTTCAGTAATCATCAGTATCATAATTTATTAAATCCTAATTTTAAAGCAGCAATTGATACATCATCAAATACATTAAGACCAAAACATTATACAACTTCATTGGATCTTCAATTGGGTTCAGAAATCATTGAGGGATTTACTAGTACATTTACGCCAAATGCAGACTCTAGTTTTGTCTCTGATTTGGGATCTGTAAACGTTAGAAAGACTGGTGATCTGGTTACTCTAAACTATGATTCTGTTCTTTACTTTGAACAACCATACGGAACTAAGACTGAAAGTGTTACTCCATTCCTAGTTAGATACTGGCAAGGAATTATTCAACTTAATCCACCAATTGATGTTTGGTTTGATGAAGTTGCCATAGAAACAAATGCTACTCAAGAAGTCGTCAATCGTGTTGAAAGAGAAGATGAAAATATAACAGTTATTAATAATGTAACTGTAGATAATGAAGTTTTTGTTGGTGGTGCAGGTCAAGTTCTACCAAATCCACAAACAGGAGTTGCACCTTTTGATTGGATTCAAAATGCAAAGGATTTACTTGCTAATGTGAGTACATTAGGAGGTCTACGGATTGCAATTGATAATAATAAAAACTCATCTAATATTAAAACTAGTGGAACGGGTGAGAGACAAAATGTCATTGGTAGTGATATTATTCATTTAAATATATGGAAAAGTAGATTTAAGCAACAAGATAGAGACCTAATTAATCAACTTCTTCCTCCAGATGCAGCTACTCAATTCTTAACTGCTATTGATACCACAAACAATGGCCAAAGAAGAGCGGTTATAAACTTTATCCCTGCAACTGGTTCTGCTACTGTTACACAAACTAACACTAGTGTAGACACTACTACAACTACAGAATCGACTAGTGATGTATCAACGATTATAATTCCAGAAGAAATTATAACAGATACAAATACAGAAACATCAACTGAAAACTTTACAGAAGAGGTTAGATTCCTTAGAAGTAGAAACATTGAGTTTGATGCAACAGGATTAAGACCAAGAACCAGATTCTATCCTTTCTTTGAGGGTATAGACGTAAGCAGTTATGTTATTCCAAAATTATTAGAAGTTGAAATGATTTCTGGTAGTTTCGTTGTAGGAGAAACTGTAATTAGTGATCCCGTAAGAAGTGTTTCTAAAGAAATTTCATTCCGACTATGTACCCCAAATCATAAATCAGGTCCTTTTGATGGAACTGGAGATGGAACTCTTTTTAAATTAAATCCTTACACCTTACAATCTTTTGAAAGTGCATATACGGCATCATCTACACTCCTCAATGTAGATACCAAATCATTAGAATTACAGCAAGAATCGGAATATTATGGTTGGATCGAAGAAAACATGAGGTTGATTGGTAAGGATTCTGGTGCTGTGGCAGAAATTAAATCCACTAGATTAGTCTCTGATAATAGTGGAAGACTTATAGGTTCATTATTTGTTGTAAATCCAAATGTTCCAGAAAATCCAAGATGGATTAATGGAGAAAATACTTTTACACTAATTGATACTCCTTCTCTAAATGAATTAACTCAAGTATTTAATGAATTTATACCAAGTCAGAGAATTAATGAAAGTGGTGGTGAGGCAGAATTTACGTCTGCAGGAACTCTTAATGTAACTCAAACAAACATTCTCTCAACCAGAAATGTAACAGTTCTCAGTTCATTTAATAGAACTACAAATAATATTACAAACACCACAACAAATACAAATACTACTACTACAACTACTACAACTGGTGGTAGTGGTAGCGGTAATGATCAATTCACTGTTTGGGAAAACCACGATCCATTAGCACAATCTTTCTATGTTAGAGATAATACTGGAATTTTCTTAACTGATGTTGAGGTATTCTTTGAAACTAAAGATGAGGAACTTCCTGTGACACTTCAAATTCGTCCAATGATTGCTGGTGTTCCTAGTAATGAGGTTGTACCTTTCTCAGAAGTTACACTTGATCCAGATCAGATAATTCTTTCTTCTGATGGCAGTGTTCCTACTAAATTTACTTTCCCATCACCAGTATATCTTCCTGGACCACAAAGTCTTGAGGTTCGTTCTGCACCAATTGCAAGTCAACAAAGTTCTGTATTTTCCGTAGTTCTTTTATCAGGAAGTCCTAATTATAGAGTATACATTGCAGAGTTAGGTCAAAATGACATTGAGACTGGTATAAAAATTTCCAAGCAATCAACTTTAGGTAGTTTGTTTAAGTCTCAGAATGGTTCTACTTGGACTCCATCTCAATTAGAGGACTTGAAATATAAACTATACAGAGCAGATTTTACAACTAATCTAGGTCTTGTTAAATTCTTCAATCCAAAACTTGGTCTCGGAAATAAAAAAGTAACTGTAACTGGGACTAATCAGTTTTTACCTCTTTCTAAAAAAATTATTGTTGGTTTAGGTTCTGATGGTTACGATGCAACTGGTCTTGTTGAAGGGGCATCATTAGTTCAAGGAACTGCAACTGGAAATCTAGTTGGTCTTGCCGGAAGCGTAACTACTTTATCAGTAATTAATACAGGAACTGGTTATACTACTGGAACATTTACTGGTGTTGAGTTAGAAACTGATACTGGAGATGGAACTGGTGCTATTGCTACTTTAGAAATAGATTCTTCGGGAATTGGAACAGCAACAATTACTAATGGAGGATTAAACTACTTAGTTGGCGACGTTCTTTCTTTACCATCAAGAGAATTTGGACTTGATGTTGGATTTGGTGGAAAGGTTGGAGTTACTTCAATTTCTGCAATTAGCAATACACTAGTCATTGATAATGTTCAAGGAGAATTTGAAGTCGGAATTACTTCAATCTCTTATGTTAGTGGAGTAGGAACAAATGTATCCACTGGGGCAACAGTTTCTTCTATTATTAATGACCCTTATTATGATGGCCTTCACATGAAGATTACTCAATTAAATCATGGAATGCATTCTTCAGAAAACTATGTAAAGATTGAAAAAGTAAGACCACTTCTTTCAGAAGTCAATAGTAATCTTTCATCTGACATTACCACTACAGATACTACATTATCTTTAGATTCTGTATTTGGATTTGACACATTTGAAGGCCAGACAGTTAGTGGATCTTATCCTGGATACATAATTGTTGGAAATGAAGTAATGGAATATACAAGCATAAGTGGAAATAGTCTCACAATAAACACTAGAGGAGTAGATGGTACTCTATCAATTAGTTATTCTTCTGGAACAAGAGTAGCAAAATATGAGTTAAATGGAGTTTCTTTGAGAAGAATTAATAAAGTTCATAATTTTGCTGAGGTTGATCGTAATAATCATCCGACTACATTGAATTCTTACTTTATTAAAATTGATAATTCGGACACTGATTTTGAAGGTAGTGTGATTGGAAAAAATAGATCTATCACATCAAAACTATATTTCACAGATACGGAAAAAACAGGACGAACTGGATCCCATCTTTCCAATAATATTCAGTATGAAGCAATTACTCCAAAGATTACAAATATGCTTCCTGGAAAGACTACAATTAAATCAAGAATAAGAACATTTAGTGGAACTAGTATTTCTGGTAGTGAAAAGTCTTTTATTGATAATGGATTTCAAAACCTCAACTTAGATAAAATTAATTACTTAGGAGCACCTTGTTTAATTTGCTCCGAAGAAAATGAAAGCAGATTTATTACTGAGTCTCCAGGAAACCGTTCACTTTCCATTGAACTCGATTTAAATACTACTGATTCTAGAGTATCACCAGTAATAGACACAGTTCAAACTAATGTTGTATTGACATCGAACTTAATCAACAGTCCAACTGGAGGAGTTAATAAAAATGCTAATTATAAAGACGATCAATTAGTCAGAAGTCTCAATGATGATAATCATGCTTGCATTTATCTTTCAAAACCAATTAGGTTAAAAATTCCAGCAAATTCAATAAAAGTTATCCTAAAAGCATTGCATATGAGAGATAATGACATTAGAGTTCTTTATCAACTGTATAGAGATGATGCTCCAGAGTCGGCAATGAATTATGAAATGTTCCCTGGATTCTCTAATTATAGAGTTGATGGTGATGGAATTAAGAGGGTGATTGATTCATCACAAAGTGATGGAACTAGTGATTCTGAATTTATAATTGGGGATGATCCTACTTTCAAAGATTATGAGTATTCTGTAGATGATTTGCCTGAGTTCAATTCCTTTGCAATTAAAATTGTATTGGCAAGTGAAAATCAAGCATTAGTTCCTCAAGTTAAAGACCTGAGAGCAATCGCTACCATTAAACCTAAGTTATAATTATGGATTATGTTAAAGTAAAGGATAAAGACTATCTCATTAGAGAAGTTGAATCTAATGGGATAGTCAACACAGATTATGAAAACTACAAAAAGTATGTTGAATCGTATAAGCAAAAATTATCCGAGACTAAAAAAATAAAAGATCTTCAAGAAGAAGTTTCTTCAATCAAAGAAGATCTTGGTGAAATTAAATCTTTATTGAGGAGTATTGCAAATGGATCCAAATAATATTGATTTAGATACAGTATCCAAATCTTTCGAATATGAGAAAATTGCTAGAGACATAGATAGTATAGAGGATTTAGATACTTTGAAAAATGTAGCAAAGTCTTATCTAAAGTTATACTTCAAACAGCAAGAAGTCGTATTTAAACTATAATGGCACAACCATCTACTAGACAAGAATTAATAGATTACAGTTTAAGAAAACTGGGTGCTCCTGTTTTAGAAATTAATGTTGCAACAGAGCAAATTGAAGATCTTGTGGATGATGCAGTTCAGTATTTTCAAGAAAGGCATTTTGATGGTGTTTATGCTACATTTTTAAAGTATCAAGTAACACAGGAAGATATTGATAGAGGTAGAGCAACAGGATTATCTGGAGTTGGAATATCATCAATTTCTGCTGTTGGAGCTGGAACTACTTTCAATTATTATGAAAATGGCAATTATCTTCAAGTTCCCGATTCGGTAATTGGAGTAAATAAAATTTTTACTTTCGGAGGTTCTAATTCAGTTTCATCTGGAATGTTTAGTATTAAGTATCAATTATTTTTGAACGATATTTATTATTGGGGATCAACTGAACTTCTTACTTATGCGATGACTAAAACGTATTTGGAAGATATTGATTTCTTATTGAATACTCAAAAGCAAATAAGATTTAATAAAAGACAAGATAGATTATATTTAGATATTGATTGGTCTAGTGTATCAGCAGGAGATTATTTTGTAATTGATTGCTACAGAATGATGAATCCAAATGATTATTCTCAAGTTTGGAATGATTCATTCCTTAAAAAATACCTTACTTCTTTAATTAAACGTCAGTGGGGACAAAATTTAATTAAGTTTCAAGGAGTAAAACTTCCAGGAGGAGTTGAGTTGAATGGAAGGCAAATGTATGATGACGGACAAAGAGAACTTGATATAATAATGGATCAAATGTCTTCAACTTACGAACTTCCACCCTTAGACATGATCGGATAAATCAATGTTAAATCCATTTTTTCTACAGGGTTCAAGAGGAGAACAGGGTCTAGTTCAAGATCTAATTAACGAACAATTAAAAATTTATGGTGTTGAGGTTTATTATCTTCCTAGAAGATACGTGACTGAAAAAACCATTATGAAAGAAGTTGTCGAATCAGAATTCAGAAACGCTTATCCAATTGAAGCTTATGTAGATAATTACGATGGATACGGTGGGCAAGGAACTCTACTTTCTAAATTTGGTATACAGGAAATTGATGACCTTACTTTAATTATTTCGAAAGAAAGATACGAAAATTATATTGGACCATTATCAAAAGATATACCTGATGCAAAACTTACCAGTAGACCTAAAGAAGGTGATTTAATCTATTTTCCATTAGGTGATAGATTATTTGAAATTAAGTATGTTGAGCACGAACAACCATTTTATCAACTCAAG